TTATTATCAGCAGTATCTCCAAAAACAATATAACCCTCTCCAGTAGTTGAGTTTATAATACGAATACCATCATTTCCACTTGTGTTTTCTATGTGAATTTTAGATAAAGGACTCGTAGTACCCATTCCTACTCGACCACTCGAGTCTATGCGCATACGTTCGGTTGTGCCTGCTGTATCGTAAAATTCGTGTGTGCCTCCAAAATATGTTAAAGAAGAAGATGAGGCAATAGCTACAGAAGAACCTCCCTTTGGTCTTACACTAAATATTCCTGCTCCAGTATTAACCTCTAATTTATGACTTGGCGAAGTAGTCCCTATCCCTACGTTGCCAGAATAATCAATTGTCATTTTAGCGTCTGTTTCGTCGGCATTTGCACTATTAGCATTTGCCTCCATAGCAAAAAACATTTTGCCTCTACCACTTGAATCTTGACCTTCAAAAATTATAGCACCTTTTTGATATGTATTATTTATGTAGCCAAATCGAATACCTGTATGCACGCCAGGTGTACCTATGTTAACATTCTCTAAAGTAATAGGGTATGCTGAAGTACTGTCATCTCTTACAGTAAGTTTTTGAGAAGGACTCGTAGTCCCTATACCTACTTTGCCTGCTTCTGTAATACGCATTCTTTCCACATCGGCGCCGCTTATTACTGAACCAAAAACGTGATCTCTGTTTGGAAAATATAATATATCAGAACTTGAGTTAGAGGTTATTCTGCTGTTTGCATTTCCTAAGTATAAAGAATCGTTAAGGCTAATATAAGCGTCTCCATTTACATCTAACTTATAAGCAGGACTCGTAGTACCAATTCCTACGTTGCCACTGGCAGCAATACGCATACGTTCTGCACTGTTAGTATCAAAAATAAGGGGATGATTACTATAAGTACCTATATGTGAATCAGAATCTTGAGAATAAGCTAATAGTGTTACGTTATTTGTAGTGTCTTTTATTGTTAAAACAGGGGAACTTGCGCTTTCTAAATGAAGCATAGAAGAAGGACTCGTAGTCCCTATTCCTACGTTGCCAGCTTCAGTTATATTAAAATGGTCAGTACCCCCAAGAACATTAGACATAGCAAGTCTGTTGCCACTTGCAACATGCCGTATATTCCAACCGTTATTTGTTTCCCAAAATCTTAAAATAGCATCTGAGCCATTTCCGCCCACGATCATATCTCCGTATACATGCAGCTTATCAGCAGGACTCGTAGTACCTATTCCTACGTTGCCGTTATCAAGCAAAGTCATAGCATAATCCATTGTACCGCCATCTGCAGCACTCCAATTATTACCACCGCCAAACCAAAAATTACCATTAGCAGCCATAATAATAGAAGGATTATTTGTGCCTCCAGAATCTTGGTTACCCATTAATAATTTTTGTGCTCCAGAGCCCGAAGTAATCCGCATATTATTAGCAATATCAAGTTTACTAATAGGACTCGCAGTACCTATTCCTACGTTGCCGCTCGAGGTTATGGTCATTGCAGTACTATCCGAAGTACCAAATAGCATAGAATTATTGCTATGGAGATAAGTAATGTACCCTGCACTATTTTGTGTAGTATCGGCAAAGTAAATAGCACCTCTACCGTCAGTATCTCCTCCAACAATAGTAATACCATTTTTATCATTAGCACCTGTACTTCCTATAACAAGATTATCAGCATTAGCATCATAGCTATTTGGACTCGTAATCCCTATTCCCACTCGACCACTAGAGTCTATGCGCATTCGTTCGGCGTTGTTATATCCATTAAATTGCAAATGCTGTGTTGCGCTATAATAAGATATACTAGCAGTAGCTGCGTCAGATTGATTACCAAATAATAAAACACCTATTCCCGTATCATTAGACCTTAAAGACAAATATGTAGCACTACCCGCTCCTTTATCTTTATTTATTTCAAAATCAAGAGCAGGACTCGCAGTACCTATCCCCACTCGATTGTTAGCACTATCAACAAATAAAGTGTTTGTGTCTACTGTAAGATTTCCATCTATAGCAATATTAGTGTCTAGCTTTGCGGAGGTTACCGCACCGTCTTTTAATACCGATGATGAAACTTGAGTTGTAGCCATTATTTAGTGTTGTTTATCTTAGTTTGGAACATCTATCCTCTTTTCTTTTTCTTTCTTAATGCTTTTAAGTCTGCCTCAGTAATCTTCTTTCTTGGAGGAGCTACTGCTGCTAATCTTTTTTGTGCTGGTGAATACTTACTGTAAGGCATATTATTTTCTTTTTACTTTTGCTTTTTTCGTGTTTGCTACAAACTGTTTTGTCTTACCTGCTGCTTTCTTTTTTCTTGCAGTCTTGGCTCTTTCAGCTTGGGAAAGAGAACGTGCTTTTGAGAGAGGGAGACACCTGTCTGGATTTTTTTTGTCCTTGCTAGTGCCGCATTCACCCATGATTTTGCCAGTAGTTGAAATTCTAACCCACTTTTCATCTCGCCATTTCTTTAGCTCTCCCATTACTTTTTACCCTTCGCTCCTTTAGCGTAGTTATACCGTTATTGAATTGGAATAATTTTTTCTATATTTATTTCTTTTTTTGTAATCATTCAACGAGTCACTTCTAACCCATCTTTTTTCATTTGTATTAATGTTTTTTATTTCATACCACGCCTTGCGGTTTTTTCCTTCTCCTCTATAATTTTTTGATACGACAAGCCAAAAACCATACAAATATCCGATTTTATTTTTTCTGTTGTGTAAACTTGGTTTTCCTTTTCTAGCTAGTCCACACTTTTTTTTGTGCTCTTCACTTTTTGCTTTTCCTTTAAGAGCTTTTGATATTTTATCTCTAGTTTCTTTTGAAACTTCAAAGTTATTAATACCTCCGCTTTTGCAGTTGTATCCAACTGTTCTGTCACAACAATTTAATTTCTCTATCCAATCAATCTCTTTCTCACTTAACTCATTCATAGTTTTAGCCTCATCTATAACCTCTAAAGTAAAACTGTCTGGACCATACTTTTTTATTGCTCTAAAAAAATAAGAAGCCTCAGGTCTTTTAATAGCTCCACGAACATGTTGCTGCCACCTCAGCTTTAATTTTTGCTTAGTGAGTCCAACATATATTTTCCCATTTACATTATTTGTTACTTTGTAAATAATCATTTGTTTTTCTTAGCATAGTTAGGGTCTTTACACCAGCGAGATGCAGCCATATTAGCATAAGCACTGGGATAACGGTCAAATGTACGCTTAGCCCAAGCAATACCAGCTGAACATATCTTGTTGCCACGATTCATTTTTGTTTTACTTTTTGCCATAAGGAAAAAGATCGTTTAATGTTTTCTTTCTACCCTGACATCCGCAAGGTTTATTAAATGCTTTAGATCCAGCTTCTACAACAGCCTTAATACCAGTAGCCTCTGTTATAGCCTCTACAGTATCTCCAAGACCTTGATGTTTTTTTAAAAAACTCATTATGCAGTTACTTTTGGTTTTTTAGTTTTTATTACAGAACCTGCAGCTCCAGTAGTTGATGTTGGATTGTTTAGCATGATTCTTTTAATTGCTGCATTGTTAAAAGGAATACCAGCGTATTCTTTTTCTAATCCAGGTCCCATTGTTCCGTAAGTAGGTTTCTTTTTCATATCTTAATATTTTCCTTGTCTTGATTTAGGAGATGATTTAGTGGACCCTCCTTTGCCAGCCCATAAGTCTTTACAAGCCCAATAACGAGCTGTAAGCTTGTTTGTAGCACTTGAACACTTGTGACGTGCCTTAAATGATTTTCGTGCAGCAGCGCTGTAGTTATGACCGTATCCAGACGCACCATAGTGTATAATCTTCTCTTGTCCTCCAGAACAGGCTTTAACAACCTTTTTCTTATTTGGATTAGGACTCTTTCTAGGAGAGTTACACTTCATTTTAGATTTGTCTAGCTGCTTCGCCATATCTTTATATATAGTGCAAAGATAAACATTTTATTTTGTAGATTTGTTCGAGTAATTCAATCAGAATCTATATATGTACAAAAGACTATACGTCAAAAAGAAGCCAAACAAAACCCCCGTTTATCAGTTTCGAGAGAAAGATTTTACCTTTCTTAAATACCACAGAGTAGTTAGTTATTACATAAAAAACAAATACCAGATTTCTGGATCTGAGCTAGACATGATTTTATTTTTATACGATGAAAATGTGTTTACCAAAGATGTTTTTAATGACTTTGCAAGAACAATGTCTTGGGATAAGAGTAGGTTTTCCCAAATGGTCAAAGATGGACTAATTAAAAAATGGAGAGATCGTAAAGAAACACAAAGATCAAACTTATGGGAGCTGACTATAAAGGCAAAGAGGATATGTAATCACATGTACAAGAAGCTGACACACCAAGAGATTATATCAGAGGATCCCTACAGAAACGAAATCTTCAAAGGTAAGTCCTACATGGACAAAATATACAAGGATATGATCAAGAAGATGAACTCTAAAACCCTGACTCGTAACGACTAAGGGCTTCTTTGATTACAGAGTAGTCCCTAATACTAGTCATACTCTTAAGCTCTTGCATCTTCATAGGACTTCCAGCATCGGATAAAACATCTATAAACTCAATGCATCTTGTGATCATTGATTCCCTTCTAGTTAATTCGTTTTTCTTTTCTATAATTTGCTTTATCATATCGTTCATTAATCTTGCTACAGTACTTCTACTGCACATCATCTCTTTAGCAATGTTGTCTTGTGTTATAACTTGCTGTCTATCAAATAGTTTCTCTATAGTCTGCCTAAGATCAAACTCTGTATAGGTTATTCCTTTCCTTACAACGTGAGATGAAACAGCTATCTTTTCCTCAGTAGATATAATTACCTCTGGGTTAAATATAACCCTGCGCATTCTCCTACAGTACGGATGCTTGGCATACTTATATACCTCTTCAGTCATCTGGTCTATCCTAGCCTTACCGTAGGTTCTTATACTCTTACCACTCTCTCTGCTTCCTGTGTGCCGAAAGATCCCTTGGAACAGTCCAAAGTCTATGTCTGGGTTTAGATAAAATAATACTTCAGCGTAGTAGCGTAGTTGATCAAAGGATATAACTCTGTGTTGTACTTCGTGTAGGTCAAAATGATCAATAGGATTGTCGTACCATACGAAGTCGTAACCTTGGAAATCATGCTCTGTCTGTAGTATTATGTTATCATTTTCAAATTCGAATAGTCTCAAAGTTTAACTACTATTTGTCTATCTGGTATAACTGTTAATTTCTCTCCTTCAACTCTAATCTCTGATCCTGCTGCTGAGTCATAGTAAACCATATCACCCTTAGCAAGACCATTGACCTGTTCTCCTGCGCTAACAACCTCAGCGAGCTTATAACGAATATCCTTGTCGGTGTATTCAGTCATGATAAGCCCACTGCTGCTCTTAACTTCCTCAACTTGTTTTCTTAAAACAACAAACTGTCCGATTGCTTTCATGCTCTCTTATTTGAAATTACACAGTTAGTTGTCAGGATTGTTATAGATACAGAGATAGCATTCTGCAATGCATTCTTTGTAACCTTCAATGGATCAATGATGCCTAATGAAAACATATTTCCAAATCTCTTCTTCTTCACATCATACCCATAGTTTCTACGTCTAACCTTA